TCACCTATTGAATTTAAAAAACTTACAAGAGAGCCATTTGACCCAGAGGAACTATCTAATGCTCAATTCCCCGCTATGTTTATATCAACAGGAGATGAGTCAAGAGAAGATTTAAGTTTGGGTGCAACTGCAAGTGGAACAAGAAGCGGATCAATAGATTTTGTGATTGTTGCTTTTGCAAAAGGCACAGATACAAACATAGATACAAAAAGAAATCAATTAATAGAGGTTATTGAGGAAACACTAGATGCTGATAGAACTCGTGGCGGGAATGCATTAGAAACTAAAATAGTAGAAGTTTCTTCTGATGAGGGAACACTTTACCCTTTGGGTGGAGTGAGAATTGTGGTAAGAGTTTTATATAGTTTTACTAGAGGTACAGCTTAATGGCAAAAAGAATAACTTTATGGAAAGATGGATATTCCAAAGAAATTTGGGATACCGAACTAGACAAGTTTCTCTCATTAGGTTATACACTTAATGAAGAAAAAAAATCTACCAAAAAGAAAAAAAAGGTAGAAGAAAAAACAAAGGAGAATGAAGAATGGCAACCCATGTCGGAACAAGTGGATTAGTTAAAGTTGGCGGTACTACTGTCGGTGAAGTAATTGGTTTTTCTATTGATGAAACACAAGATACTGTAGAAGATACAACCTTAACTGACTCAAAAAAAAGCTACAAAGTTTTAAGGGGAGACGCTACAGCAACTGTTGAATGTCACTTTGACGAAACAGACACTGGTCAAGAAGCATTAGATGTAGGAACATCAGCAACTTTGGAATTATATCCAGAAGGTGCAGATAGTGGTGACAAATATTATTCTGGCACAGGTATTGTGACAGGTGCTTCTATAGCTGTGACTCTTGATGGTATTATTTCCAGAACTTTCAACTTTCAAATTTCTGGTGGCATATCTCACTTATCTGTATAATATCTAGTATTATATGGCTAAAAAAGATTTTCTTGAAGGTGCTATAACACATTTCAAGCACCAAGAAACAAGAATTATTGAAGTTCCAGAATGGAACTTAGTAGGTGAAGATGCTATCTATGTAAAACCTTTTACTCTCATTGAGAAAGATGAGATATTCAAAGGCACATCTGACAACAGCTTGACAGTTCTTATTGATGTCATTGTTAAAAAAGCATTGACAAAAGATGGTGATAAAATGTTTGATCTTGAAGCAAAGGTCAAAATGAAAAGATTTGTTGATCCAGATATCCTTAGTAAAGTTGCAAGTCAAATTCTTGGCACTTCACAAGATACTCAAACCCTAAAAAAAAACTAAATTCAGACCAAGACTTTAGATTCTATTATTTCTTAGCAGAAAAATTACACAAAACTATTGGTGAAATTCTACAAATGCCTGTAGAAGAATTTACAACTTGGATAGCTTATTATACATTAAAACATGAAGAAGAACAAAAAGCATTGAATAAAGCAAAGATGCAAGGTAAAAGAAGATAATGACTAAAAAACTTAATATTGACATTATTGCAAAAGACAAATCCAAACAAGCACTTAATCAAGTTCAAGGTAATCTAGCTAAAACTAAATCTTCAGTATTAAATCTTAAAAACGCATTAATTGGTATTGGAGCAGGTGCTATTTTAAAATCAATTATAGATGTTGGTAAAGAAGTAGAGAATCTACAAGTTCGTTTTAAATTTTTATTTGGCTCAGCAGAAGAAGGTGCTTTAGCTTTTGATAATTTATCAAAATTTGCATCTAAAGTACCATTTTCATTAGAAGAAATTACTGCCGCATCTGGAAATCTAGCTGTTGTATCTAAAGATGCAAATGATTTAAATAGAATATTAGAGATTACAGGTAATGTAGCCGCAGTCACAGGATTAGATTTTGCTACAGCAGGATCACAAATTCAAAGAGCCTTTTCTGGTGGTATAGCCGCAGCAGATATCTTTAGAGAAAAAGGACTCCGCCAATTATTAGGATTTAAAGAAGGAGCAAAGGTTTCAATAGACGACACTATAAAAGCATTTGAAGAAGCATTTAGTGGTGATGGTAGATTTGCAAACGCAACAGATGACTTAGCACAAACTCTTACAGGTACTGTGTCTATGTTGCAAGATGAATTATTTAACTTTAAAAAACTAATATCAGAACAATTTATAGCAACATTAACTGATGAATTAGGTAATTTAGATGATTTTCTTAAAGAAAATGAACAAAATATTGATGGATTAGCAGTCGCATTAGGAGAGGGATTAGCTGAAGGAGCAATGTTAGCTGCAAAAGCTATTGGTGAAATTGATGATGCTGTAGTAGCATTTTTAGAATCAAAAAGAGATGTAGAAGAATTTTTAGAATTATTTGATACCACTTTATTTAGATCATTAACAGGAACATCAGGAGTTAAAAAATTTGGTGATGCTGTAGATGATATGTCTAAAAAAAATTCTGATGCAACTGATACAATTATAGATTCCAATTTTAAAATTAAAAACAGTTTTTCAGGAACATATACAGGCGGTAGTGGTATTTTTGGAACTATGGCTAAATTTGAAGAAAAAACATTAGATAACACATTTGCAATAAAATCAATGAGTGCAGAATTTGATAAGAGTACACCTAGTGTTAATAAATTTAATTCAAGATTAATGGAAACTTTAGGTAAGGCTAGAGATTTAAAGGCTCAATTTGATGATTTAGCGGTTAATACTTTTAATAATTTTTCCGATACTTTAGCAGATGCATTAATGACAGGTAAATTTGCTTTTAAAGATTTTGCTAGAAGTGTTTTAAGAGATATAGCTAGGATTATTGCAAGACAATATACACTTCTTGCCATTCAAAGAACATTATCGTTTTTAGGTATAGGTTTTCCAAAAATGGTTGGTGTTGGGTTGCCCTCGTTTGGTGGATTTAGAGCCAATGGTGGAAATGTTCAAGCTGGACAAGCATATATGGTTGGTGAAAAAGGTGCGGAAATGTTTGTACCACAACAATCTGGAACTATTATACCTAATGAAAAAGTAAATACAGGAACAACCAATATAAACTTCACAATCAATACAGTAGATGCAACAGGAGTAGATGAATTACTTACAAATAGACGAAGCACCATAATCAATGTTATAAATGATGCTTTGAACAGACAAGGTAAAGAGGCATTAGTCTAATGAGTGGCACATATCCAACATCACCTGAATTTAGATCCATAAACTTTGGATCAGAGCAAAGAACAAAAGTATCAACTACTGATAGTGGAAAAATGTTTTCTACACAAATAGATGGTCAAAGATTTAAATTTTCAGCAAGTTATTCTGCTTTAAGTAGATCAGACTTCGCACCTGTGTTTGCTTTTGTTATGAAACAAAGATCACAAAAAGAAACATTCCAAATAGCTTTACCAGATATTAAAAATGCCAAAGGTAATGTATCAGGATCAGTATTAGTAAAAAATGCACATACAGCAGGTGATACTACAATTACAGTTGATGCTATGACAGGAACATTGAAAGCAGGAGATTTAGTAAAGTTTGCAGGTGATACAAAAGTTTACATGGTAGTTTCAGATGTGACAGCAGATGGAAGTAATGAAGCTACACTTACTATTGAGCCACCTTTAAGATCAGCAATATCAGATAATGCCGCTGTGACTTATGATGGAGTAGAGTTTACAGTTAGACTAACAAGCGATATACAACAGTTTACAACAGATAACCTAGATACATTTAGATATGAAGTAGATTTTATTGAGGCTTTGTAATGACTAGAGGATTATCTAGTGCAATTACAACTGAATTACAAAATCAGAATATAAAACCCATTGTACTTATAGAAATATTATTCCCAACACCACAAAGAATTACAAACCATTACAAAGATATTACCCATAATTCAAATACTTATACATCTAGTGGACATCTAATATCTATTGGTGGTAAAGCTGAAAAATCAGAACTTGATGTAGGTAATTTTCAAATTGAACTCTCAGCAGTAGATAGTGCATTTGTTTCTATTGTTTTAAACAATAATGTTTCTAATGATGAAGTCACGATAGATATTGGACTTCTAAATAGTTCAGATGCTTTAATTGGAACTTTTAATTATGACATAGGTTTTATTGAAAGTTTTAGTATAGACACAGATAAAGCAAGATTGATATTGAGTTGTACTTCTCACTTTGCTGATTTTAGTAGAGTCTCTGGTAGAAAAACAAATGAGGGCAGTCAGCAAAACTTTTTTTCTAGTGATAAGGGTATGGAATTTTCTGCATTAACAGTACAAGATTTAATTTGGGGTAGGAAGTAATGGGATTTTTTATGCCAATTATTACTTATTTAGCAAAAAGTGCTATTACAGGTTTTGCAATATCAAAAGCAATTTCTTGGTTAGCACCTAAACCCGAAGTACCAGAATTTCAACAAGATACTGAAGCACAAGGAGTATTGCTAAATAAACAATCTAATAATGCAAATATTCCTGTTGTATATGGAACAAGAAAAGTAGGGGGAACAAGAGTTTTTTTAGAAACATCTGGAACATCAAATCAATACCTTTATGGTGCTATAGTTTTATGTGAGGGAGAAGTCAATGCCATTACAAGCATAATTGTAAATGATAGTGCTGTGACATTTTCTGCAAGTATTGCAAATGGTACAACAATCACATCAAATGATAGTAAGTTTGGTACTACAATCCAAGTTCAACCCTTTTATGGTACTGATGATCAATCAGCTAGTTCTTTACTCACTACTTTGAGTTCTTGGACAAGCAATCATAAACTATCTGGATTATGTTACATAGCATTTAGATTTACATGGGATAACGATAAATATACAGGTATTCCAAACATACAAGCTATAGTGCAAGGTAAAAAAGTTGTGGCTTATAATTCAAGTAGTGTTGCACAATCAGCAGCATTTTCTACTAACCCTAGTTGGTGTTTATTGGATTATTTAACTAATACACGATATGGTAAAGGGATTCCCATTGGTGATATAGATATTCCTACTTTTTATTCTGCTAGTCAAACTGCTGTAACTCAAGTCACACCATACTCAGGGGGGTCTCAAATAAATTTATTTGATTGTAATGCTGTTATTGATACAGGACAAAAACTTATTGATAATACTAGAACAATATTAAAAGGCATGAGAGGTTTTC